TTTTAATTCCTAAAACTTTAATTTCTTGATTTAATTCTATAAATTCTACATCTTGATTATAATTATCATAATCTCCTTTTTTTAGAAATAATGCTTTTGTCTTAATTCCTGTATTTGTAAATGTTCCACCTTGAATATTAATAACTTTTAATAATTGACATTTATCTAATATAAACTTTCTAATATTATAACTACCAATAGATGTCATAAGTTCGCCATCAGGTAAAATAATACATGCAATACCTCCTAGTTTTAATGAATATATAACCATTTGAATAAATAGAGCTGCGCCAATATTACTTTCAATTGGATAAATATCATTAAAATCAATTTGATTATCACCTTTATAATTATTAAATAACTTTTTTAAATCTTTATGTTTATTCTTAGTTCCAAATGGTGGATTTATAATAATAATATCAAATTTATCTTCTTTTAAAAGATATGGATTTTCAACAAGTGCATTACATCTAACAATATTATAATTATATTGATTAGTTGCCAACATTAAAGAAGCACTGCCAAATTTAATCGTATCTTTTTCAATATCACAACCATAAATTTTAGAAACATCTATTTTATCTCTACAATAGTTATAAGTATAACATAATAAGCCACCTGTTCCCATACAAGGATCATATAAACTTAAATTGGAACCATCCATATTAAGAATTAAATCTTTAAAACCACATTCATTTAATAATGATTTAATAATAATTCTAGGAGTGAAAAATTGTCCCAATTCCTTTGAATTAACGTTTCCCTGATATTTTAGGAAACTTTCGTGAATATCTCCATTTTTCATAGCAAAGTCATTAATAAAATCATCAGTTATTTTTAATTTAGAAATAATTTGAATAAGTTTTTTAATATCATATTCATTTGGAGTATTGAAAATTGAATCGTCTTTACTATAAATATTTGGAAATAATTTATACATAAATTCAGGTATAAAATTACTCCAAGTATTTCTAATATCTATATCACTATCAATAAAATTATTAATATCATAAAGAAATGATTTATATTTTTCTATTTTTTCTTTTTTAAGTTTAGGAAATTTTGATGAAGTTAAATTATCATCATTCAAAATACTTAATAAATATTCATTATTTTTAGATATTAGAATATTAAAAATTCTTAATATTAATATTCGCATAATATCATTTTGTGCTTTACTTCCAACAATACCAGAACTTTTATATAAATAATTATGACAAATTTTAATGATTAAATCAATATCTTCTGTTTCAATATTAAGTTCTCCATCATCAATATCTTCAATTAATCCTAATTTCTTAAGATTACTTAGAATGGTCTTCTTACTCATTGGTTTATTAGTTTTGGTAAAATAATTAATATTTTTACTTTTACAATAATCAATCAATTCATCAATTGTTTTATTATTAAAATCAGTCATTTATAATTAAATAAAAAAACGATTAATAATTAAATCATTTTTTAAATTAAATAAAAATTGATTTAAAGATATATTATTAATATCCTTAAATCAATTTTAAATAAATGGTTTCAAATGATGTGATGATAGTTATAATTATAGTAAGTTTATTATTAATAATCATAGGAATTAGATATATATATAATAAAAATAATGAGAGAATATTAATAAATCTTGTTTTATCTAAATTAGATTTCTGTCCTAAACATTATAAAATTATTAAGAAAGATAATAAGATATTTATTATATAATGATTATATTTATAATGACGCATCATTAGAAAGGACAAACCATTTAATATTTAATGGTGGATTGAAAATAGTAGATATTATTATAGATTTAGATGAAAAGAAATATAAAATATTAATAATTGGATTACATATTATAAATACATCAAATGATATATTTAATGAATTTAAAAAAAATTTAAATAGTTCTTCATATTATTTCATTAATAATATTAATATTAATGAAATTGGATTATGTAATATTGAAGTTTATGATTTAGCATATATTTATATTTATAATGAAACATCAACTTATAATAAATATATATGTAATAGATATAATATTCTTCTAACTAATGATAAAGAATCCATTTATATTAATTCAATATCTTATTCTTTTCCTAGTATTACCCATCAACCATTATTATCAAATGAAATAAGAATCAAAGAAATTCAATCTCTTTTTATATAAAAAAATGATTTAAGGAAATTAATAAGAATTCTTTAAATATCTTTATTTTAATAATGATGGTAATGATGACGGTAATGACGATAATGATAGTAATGATAATTAGAAAAAATAATTATGAGAGAAATATAATAAATTTAGTTTTATCTAAATTAGATTATTCACCAAATCATTATAAAATAATTAAGAAAGATAATAAGATATTTATTAAATGTCATTATTATACAAATAATAATTCACATTTAATATTTAATGGTTCTATTATAAATAAAATAAAACATGATTCAAATGATAATTATTATATTACAAAATATACAAAAGAACATGCAACATCATTATTTTTAACAAATTATGATAAAAATAAAGAATTAGGTATTATAACATTTGATATAATGATAGATTTTATTAGTAAGAATTATAAAATTATTAATTCCTATTTTCAAATAATTAATTGTATTAAAGATGAAGATAATATATATACAAAACTTATTACTTATTTACAAGATCCAACATTTTATATTAATGTAAATTATATTTATGATAATAATTTAAATATTTATAATCATAATCTTAATTCTTATAATGAACTGTTTTATAAACAATTTGGAAAAAGAGAACAATTATATAGATTTAATTATATGGAAAAATTTAATATAATTATTACAAATGATAAAAATAGAATTGTTATTACTCCTATTCTTAATCAAATAAGAAAAAAAACAAATCTTATTATTGAAATATCAAATATTATTGATACTAAACCACATATTAATAATAATATCGCCGTTAAAATTATTTCAGGAATATTTATTTAAAGAAATTATTAAGAACTCTTTAAATAACTTTTTAAGAAATAGAATAATTGAAAATTATGAGAGAAATATAATAAATCTTGTTTTATCTAAATTAGATTATTGTCCTAAACATTATAAAATCATTAAGAAAAATAATAAGATATTTATTAAATGTCATTATTATAAAACTGATTTATCACATTTTATAATTAGTAGTTATATATTTAATATAATTATTTTGGTTATTATCTTAAAGTTTATTAAATAATTATGCAATAGGTAAAGATATAGGAATAAATGTGATTGATATTTTAATAGATTTGAAAGATAAAAATTATAAAATTATTAAATATCTTAATGTTCCAACATTTTATATAAATGTCAATGATATTTATGATAATGATCTAAATATTAATGATACTATACCAAATTATATATATATATCATCCATTCTATCAACAATTAGCAAATAAAGAAAAAGATATAGATGCAATTATTGTGAAAAAAATGATTTAAAAAGTTTAATAAGATGTCTTTATATAAGTTTTAAATAATGGATATTTTAGTGAATTTGATTAATTTATTATCGGATAAAATTAATGATATGTGTGATAAAAATATAATTAATATTGTTTTATCAAAATTAGATTTTTCACCTAAATATTATAAAGTTATTAAGAATGATAATAAAATTTTTATCAAATGCCATAGTTGTTATATCAATATCTTTAAAGATATTGATAATTATGATGAAATTAAGAAAAAAGCACTTGAATATAGACAATCAATGATTTATTCACATACCTGTAATAGTTGTATGCCACCACCGCAATTTTATTATGATATTATTGATAATATTGATAATTATAAAAGAGAACCAAATTTATATTTATGTATTACATATGCTGATATTATTATTGATTTAGAAACACAAAATTATAAAATAACTAAATCAAATTTTAATATTAGAAAACCAACTGATGATAAATATAAATTATTTGAAACTATTATAAATAATATTGATAATTCTTCTTATTATTTTAATATAAATTATGATTTGAAATATATTAATAAATCTTATTCTAATATTAATAATAATATTTATGACTTTAATAATATTGATCTCTCTTTTATTAATGATAATAATGATGAAATTAAATTAGAACTTATAATGCCGTCATTAGTTTCAATATCACCTGATATTGATACTAAACCATTGCTTAGTAATCAAATAAAAATAAATATACTTAAAGGAGGATTTATTTAAGAATAAGATTTTAAAAATAAATATAATTATGAAATTATTATTTTTTTGTAATTTATTTCTTGTTTGTATTAATGCATTTAATATTCAACCATCATATTCATTAAAACCATATTCATTAAAACCATCTTATAATAAACCTACTATTATCTCTAGTTCTACTTTTAATTATAATTATAACAATAATAAATGTTATTTAAAGAAAAATAATAATGACAATGATGATTATGAAGAAAATATAACATTATTAACTGTTAATATTATTTATAATGTAATTTTATATTCATATATTTATTATCTATTAACATTTAAACATTAATATAATTATTATATTATGAAATTATTATTTTTTTGTAATTTATTTATTATTTGTATTAATGCATTTACTATTCAACCATCTATTCCATTTTTATCTAAATCATATAAAAATATTCAATCTCATTCATCTATATTTATAAATAATAATAATTTTCATATTATAATGATGAAAAATAAAAAAAATAATGATGATGATAATTATTTAAATGAAGAAGAAACAAAAAATTTATATAATATTATTATAAAAAATATTATAAAAAATATTATTTTTTGTATATATGTACAAATTTTAATTTATAAATTACAAGATTTATATTAATAAAAGTTTTTGTATTTATAAAAACTGGAAACTGTAAATTCATTTGGAAATGAATATTTATCAAATAATGAATAGATATTACGCATATAACTATTATCATTTTTAAGGGTTATAAGATATTTTAAATATGAATTACTATCATAATTTTTAAGATTATTTAATTTAGAATTAAAAAAATAATTCATAAAAGTTTTAATATCATTATTATTTGCAATATTAATATAAATTCTTGTTTTATTTTCCTCTAATGGTAAAAAATTTAATGAATAATTAATTTTTTTATTAATTGAACCTTTAAAATAATATGGATATTGATAATAATATCTATGTTCGGCATTATATAATTGTTCTGTAATAAATAACCTTTTATTTTTATGTTTAATTTTTGTTTTATTATTATTACTATAAATAAATTCTAATATTACATTAACCAAATTAACATTTACATCTATATAATTATGATAAATTTTATCTGTTTCTTTAAAAATTGCTGTTGGTTGTTTTACATAACTTTTATAACTCCACCATAATAATCCATTTCTTGAAACAATGGTACCAATAGCATCTGTTTCATTATAATTTGTTAAATGATTTATACATTGTAAGCACCCGTTATTAATTATTCCATTATCTAATTTTGCCCCTAAATGCTTACATATATTTAATGTTGATATTGGTTTTTTATTATTGTCATACCATAAAACCATTGGTAATTTACCAATATTATAAACATATGGTTTAGATTTATCTATATTATTTTCTATTCCTATTGGATGCCAATCCCTCACAAATTGAGGTAATATAAATGCTGATGATAATGATAATAATAATGATAATGAGAATGAAAATGAAAATGAAAATAAATAAGGAATTTTATTAATCATTATTCATTTTAATTATAATATTCTTTATATGTTTTAATTATAAATATTAAAATATTATTATAATTATAATGTATAATGAATATATAAATGAATTATCATCTCATAAACGAATAATAGTTATAGGAGATATTCATGGAGATATACGAAGATTTAAGAATATATTGGTAGATGCTAAGATTATTAATAATGATCTTGAATGGATTGCTAATCCTCCTGAAACTATCATTTTACAATTGGGGGATCAAATTGATAGTTTAAATAGAATGACTGATGAAAATTGGGAAGTTTTAAAAGATTATGAAATGATATATTTCACAGAACAATTAAATATGATTGCTAGAAGTAAAGGCGGTTATTGTATTTCTATTATTGGTAATCACGAACTTATGAATATTATTGGCGATTTCTCATATGTATCTGAAAATAGTAGTAGTGATTTAAGAAAAAATTTATTTAAACCAAAAGGTTCATTAGCATTAATATTAGCGAAAAGACCATTAATATTTAAAATAGGAGATTTATTATTTTGTCATGCAAAATTAGATATTCATCATTTAAATTTATTAAAAAAACATAATAAAGATCTTATGTATATTAATACTATTTGGAAAAATTATTTGGAAAATGAAAAAATAAATATTGAAGATAAAGAAATTATTGATAATATTATTATTGGTCCTAATGGTATTCTCTGGAATAGAAATAATAATATTAAAAATGAAACTGCAGAATTATTTAAAGAATTACATATAACTTATATGTTTTTAGGTCATACATCATATGATAAGATTTTAATAAAGGATAATCAAATATGGTATTGTGATACTGGTATTTCAAGAGCTTTTGGTAAAAAAGAATATCAATATTTAGATATCGTAAATCTAAATATTAATATCAAAACAATAAAAGAATAAATATGTTCTATTTTTCCTATTTTTATTATAAAATTGATAATGATTTTTATATGATTAATTACGCACATAAGATGTTTATCATTGGTGGTGAAATTTATGAAGATGAGGAGATTTTCGGGTTTGACCCTTATTATCCTTCTATTTACGAACAAAATCCAGATGATTATATTTATGAAGATGAATATGACAAACTCTCATTCGCACTACAAGATAAAATGCAGCTGCGGACGGTGATTGTTGCTACATAAATCTATAAAAATAAAAAGGTTCAAAAACTTATGTTTTTGGATTTTTGTTATTATTAATCATCATCTATAAATAATGATTTTTTAGTTTCTTTTTTAGTTTCTTTTTTAGTTTCTTTTTTTGTTTCTTTCTTAGTTTCTTTTTTAGTTTCTTTCTTATCTTTAATTTCATCATCATCATCAATAAATAAACATTTATTTTTTTCGTTTGGTTCATCTTCTTCATTTTCATTTTCAATGACTAATTCATTATCAATAAATGTATGTATTTTATAACCATTATTATTATAATATTTAATTCTTTTATTGCCTTTAAATTTAAATAATGAAAAATCATCATATATATCAATACATAATGGAATATATTTTCGTTCTGTTTTTTTTTCTCTTAAAATTCTTCCCACTGATTGTTGAATATCACTAATTGGACTTGCTAAAATAACTGTATTTAATGTTGGAATATTTAAACCTTCGCTACTCATTTGATAAGTTGCCAATATAATCTGTTTAGTTGCTGATATATCTAAATCTGTCATTTTCATACCTCCAACATAATAACCATAAGATGCAATATTATCATTCGCAATTAATTCTTCTAAATCTTTCAATTGGTTTTTTCTTTCAGATAAAATTAATATTTTTCTATCTGGTTCTTTTTCTAATACATCTTTTAATAATTTTATTATAAATAATGTTCTTGGTTTATAACTACATATATTATTTACAATTGAAACAATATTAGGACTTCCATTATACATCAATTTAACATAACTATAATTATTATCATATACAAAATATTTATGTAAATTAATAATCATAGAACAATCTTCATTTGTTTTAATATTATAAACAGATTTACCCAAATACCATTCAAAAACCTTTCTTAATCCATCTTTTCTATTTAATGTCGCCGATAATCCTAATGTAATTCTAATATTCATTTTTCTAAATGCTCTTGAAAAAACTTCTGATGCTATATGATGACATTCATCAATAATAACTAACCCAAAATCACTAAAAATATTAGAATCATATTCTCTTAATGCTAATGATTGTAATGTAGCAATTACAATATCTTTATCAACAACATCTACTTTATTTTGTTTTATTTTACCAATTTTAGCATTAGGAACAAATAATTTAATACTATTTATGAATTGTTCGTTTAAAAAATCTTTATGAGATATAAATAATGTTTTTTTCTTAAAATAACATGCAACATATATTGCCATTATTGTTTTACCAAATCCACAAGGAACACTAATAATTCCACCTAACTTCTTTTTATTTATTACATTATTTATATATGTATCTACTGGCTCCTGCTGAATATCTCGTAATTTTCCATTAAAAACTAAATTGGGACAATCAACACCATAACTTAATTTATCATTTACCGGAAAACCAAATTTTTCTATACCATAACATTTAGGTACATATATCTTAGTATCACTTTCTAAATAAATAGGATATTCTTTCATTGTTGAGAAACTTGATGAAAAATTTTTGGGACTTATTAAAAGTTCTTTCTTTATTTTTTCTATAATCTCCTTATTCTCATTAGTTTTTGCAATTCCATAACCTCTATTACTTAATGAAGTCATATAATTTAATCAACATTTATTATATATTTATTTAATTTTTATATATAATTTATAATAGATATGATAATATATTTTATTAGAGCATTATTAATTTTAATATTATTATTTGTTATTATTGTTGATTTTGATTTACCAGTTATTATAAATACTCCTATAAATCAATTATTTATAGCAATTGTTGTAATTTTTATAATTATTACTGTTGATGAAGTTATTGGATTTATTACAGGATTAATATTCCTAATTATTTATTTTAAATATTATCAACGCAAATTATATGCTTCCAATTCTTCCAATTCCTTAAATCCCTCTAAATCTTCAAATTCCTATTTTACTCCCGGCACTTTCACATCTCCATTTAATTCAACCCCAAGTGTTATTGATATAAATTCTAATAATGGTAATTATAATGGTAATTATAATGGTATTGATAATTATAATGGTATTGGTAATGGAAATGGAAATGAAAATAATAATGGAAATGATAATGGAGGTTTAAATTCTTTTTTTAATTATTTTAAAGGAGATACTAAACCAAAATCTTATTCAACTCAACCGGAAATTCCAGAACATTATATTCAAGAAGTAAAAAATAATAATGAAAGTTGTACTTTAATTCCATATGTTTCAAAAGAATTATTAAACTCAGCACAAAATAATATTTACAATGAAGAAAATTATAAAACAGAAATTAAACACGATAATAATTTCTATGGAATACAAGGATTAAATTCTGATAATACTCATTATATAGCATTTGATAATAATTTTATAAATTATACTAATTTATAAAACATAAATAAATATATTGCTATAAATATTAACCCTAATTTTATAAAATAATTATATGAATCAAATAAAGTTGATAAATTTGTTGGTATTTTACTTATTATTGTATTATAGATATATGGGTTAATAATTAATGCAACTATTATACATATTATAAATGTTTTAGTTATTAATATATTATCTATATAATTATTTAAATTTTTTGAATTTGAAGTTCTTTGTGGTTGTTGATATTGATGTTGCTGTTGCTGTTGCTGTTGCTGTTGTAGTTGTTGTTGTTGTGGTTGTTGTTGCTGTTGCAGTGGTTGTTGCTGTTGTTGAGATTGTTGTTGATAATTAATATTATAATTATTAGCTTGTTTTTCATTTAATAATAATTCTTTTTCAAATTCACTTAATACATCTTTAACAATTGGATCATCAGACATATCATCTATATTAGTATTATTAGAAGGTTTTAAAGGTATTTTATCTAATGATGTAAGCATTATATTAGATTGAGGAGGTGGTTGTTGTTGCTGCATTATATTAATACAATTTATATATATAAATTTAATTCTTACGCAAATAACTTATCCATAAAACCTTTTTCCGAAATTTGATTACTTGGTTTTATATGTCCTTCATATTGTTCCAATGCTTTATTATTACATGGAACATTAATTGATTTATATTTATAACAAATATCATTTAATTTAAAAACTTTATTATCTATTTCATCATATTTTGGTGCAAAATATAAGGTGCAATTATCTTTACAAACTCTACTAAATAATAATGCTAATGATATACCAAATAAAGCACATACGAATATTTGTCCGTATTTATTATAAAATAACCTATCAACGATTACCTGTGAATTTAACATATCTATTTATAATTATCTTTTTTATATTATAGGTTGTTCTATTGTTTTTTCAGTACATTTAACCTCTTCAACCTGATATTTATAACAAATATCATTATCATTCTTATAAACAATTTTATCCGCATTATAGGGTGTTGGGTATTTTATTATAATTTTTGGTTTAGGTGATGATATATATACATAAAAAATACCAATAGCAAATGCAATTATGAACGCAAAAAAATTAAATGTAAATTTTTTAATAGATGCCATTAATTATATTATATTCTAATTAATATAATTAATATAATTAATATAATTAATGAAATCTTTTATAATTAAGAATTGGATTTTAAGACCATTAACAACTATTTTTATTTTAACAATAGTAATTTTTATAATTGCTTTTATATATGCATATAGTTTAGGTATAAGTTATAATATAATATTAATAGAATTATATGGATTTTTTGGAAATATTTTTTATACGATTGGTGGAATTATATATAAATTTTTAACAATACCATATATAATTATTAAAACTTTAATTGATGTATTTACTAAATTTACTATTATTTTCTATTTTATAATAAATATGTTTAACGGAATAGCAAGTTTTTTTTATGATATTACTAGTGTAGAGATGTAGGTGTTATTGTATATATATCAGGAATTTCTTCATATTCTGGTTTTTTAAGTGATATATATTCTAAAAAATCTATTGTTTTTTTTGATTTTATCCATTTATCATATAAAATCTTATTTTCACGGAGATATTGATTATATCTATTATTATTATTTTTTCGTTTATTCTCATAATTAATTTTATATTTATTAATATTATCTATTTCAATCTGGTTTTTATCTTTAATAGCTTTTTTATATGTTTCTATTTTATTTATCAATTTTAATTTATTTATATCATTTTTAGAATTAATATTATCAATTAATATATAACCTATATCTATAATTGTCATTTATTATATATTATCATTATATTTTTTTAGCATCATATATATTTGGTTGTGTTAATTCAAACATACCTTTATAAAATTGTGCTAAACTTTCACTATCTGTTAATGTCTCTTCATATTGACTTATTGGAATATATTTAATTATTGTCTTCGGTTTATCAATATGCGAATATTTATATTCATAATAACTTTTTATTATCAAAATAGACCCAATAAATAACAAAAATAACGCTATTGCTTTCATTTTTATTTAATGAAAATATAAAAATAATTAATTGACTTCTTCCTTAGTTTCTTCCTTAGTTTCTTCCTTAGTTTCTTCCTTAGTTTCTTCCTTTACTTCTTCTTTGCCTTCTTTAGCAGCAAGCCAAGGGTCTTTTTGTTCCGCTAAATCATCGGCAATATTAGTTGATTTAGCCATTAAATTTGCTTTTCGCTGTTCAAATAGTTCATCTTTTGAATCCATATTTTTCTTATATTGTTTCATTAAAGTATTTAATTGAGTTTCTGAATATTCTTGTTCGGTTAAATCATTTGGATTTGGAGACCAAGGACACCAACAACCAACTTGACAAATATAAATATCAAATTTACTATCATAACGTTTAATAAATTCACTTCTATTTTTAGCTTCATCTATAGTATCAAAAACTCCGCGAATTTTAATACCTCTCATAGAAGTTTTAAAATTATTATCTCTGTGAAAATCTCGTTCAATATCATAAGAATTAGTATTTTTAAAAAATTTATATTGAGAATCTAAATCATTAGCATTAAAAATATAATCGTGATTACTTTTAATAGTCTTAATTAGTTCTTTTGAATCTGGATATTTAGCTTCAAGACCTGTAAGAAGTGTATCCATATCTTTTCCAAATCTTTCAGTGAATTTTGAAAAATAATAAACCTCTTTATCCTTTAAAATATCCTCAGGACTTAAAAAAGATACTAAACAATAATTTTGACCCTTAATCGGTTTATCTTCATCTAAATAATCTGTTTGTTTTGTTGATACAAGTTCAGTTTCCATTTATTATATATATTATAAAATAATAAATTTCTTATATCATTTTAAGTTTTATAAGTATGATATTTAATAATAGAAAAATAACATAATAAATAAACTGAATAATGTTTAACAGTTATTATAAATAATTCTTTTAATTGATTCATTATATTTATATTAAAATATAATTTTTAAATAATTAAAAAAAATATAATATAATAATAGTATTAAATAATATGAATCAACAACCAACATATAGTTTTGATATTTGGGAAGCATTAATACGTATCTTAAAATATGCGATTGAAGCTCTTGTTGTTGCTATTGCTGCTTATATCCTACCAGAACATAAACTTCGTTTTAGCGAAATTTGGATGATTGCTTTAACTGCGGCATGTCTATTCTCTATCTTTGATTTACTATCACCCTCTATTTCTGCTGGTGCACGCCAGGGTGTTGGTTTAGGTGCTGGTTTCCGTTTAGTTGGTTTTGGTGCTGGTCTTTAAAGGGATGGAATAACTTTATAATTTAATTCTTCGCATATTTTTTTCCATATTTGATCCTGAACGTATAATTTTTCTCTACTTTTCAATAATGGAAAGAATTTTAAATACTCATTTAAACCTAATATTTGAAAGAATTTATATAAAACATAACTATATGATAAGAAATTCTTGCGATCTTTAGGGCAATGTTTTAAAAATGGTCCTTGAATATCTCTAAACATAGAACATAATTTTTCTTCTAATTCTGGTGAAAATTGAGGCGTTGGAATACCATTAATTCTATTAATGATATAATTAATATGTTCGTAATATTTATTTATTCGTAATCTTTTTAATATTTCTCTCATTTTTGAATAAGTTATTTTTTTTGTATCCATTATTTTTTCTTTTTTAATCTCATTTAATATCTTTTCAAATATATCATTAGGAATATCTGTACTTTCTTTTCCTTGAACCTGATTACACCATTCCCTAAAATGATTAATTCTTTTATAACTAAAATGTGATGTATCTTTAGTATTTTGTTTTAATATTGGTCTATTCTGTTCTACTAATAATAATTCTTGGTAACCACATGTGCTACATATCATAATTGCGTCATGTTGAAGACATATTAAAGGAATATTACATTTAGAACATATTTCATTATTTTCATGATTAATTTTTTTAATATGATATTTATTTGTAATTGCTAAATATTGATCTACTAAATCACTTTTTTCAATAATTTTATTTATTTCATTTTGTTCTGGAGGTGTAGATAAATTAAACGATTCTAATATTGATTTTGTTCTATATTTATTTGATGATATTAATGATTGTTTTTCAAGCATTTCATAATAATTAAATAAAATAGAACTAGTATTTTCATAATATTCAATTTCGTCAATATGATTAATATTATTTATCTCATTTTGTAATATTATTAGTTCTTCCTTAATTTTTATATTACTATTCCATAAATTAGAATATATATCATCATTGCGAATATTACAATTATTATAATTTATAATTTCATCATTTATAGTTTTATAATTTAGTTGTAATTTATTTATTTTATCTATATATTCATTATTATCAATAATTTTCTTATTATAATTACTTATGATTTTATTATGCATTGCATCTAATGTTGATAAATCCTTTGTTATATCAACATTTTGAAATCGCTTTTTAGATGTTTTATCCTTAAACATTTATAATATTAAAATTGCGAAAATGCTTTTATATAACTTATTCAATATATTTTTTTCTCCTATTATAGTATAAAGAATATAGCATAAATGGGTGGTGGTCTTCTTCAACTTGTTGCTTATGGTGCTCAGGATGTTTATTTAACTGGTAATCCTCAAATTACTTTTTTCAAAGTTGTATATCGCCGACATACTAATTTCGCTATGGAAGCTATACAACAAACTTTCAGCGGCAATCCAAATTATGGTAATACCGTTTATTGTCAAATTTCACGTAATGGTGATCTAATTCATCGTACCTATTTAGAAGTAGGAGTTAAAAAATTAACCGGTACTGATAATTCTTATGTTAATTATCTAGGATTACGATTATTAAAACAAGTTTCTATTGAAATTGGAGGACAACAAATAGATAAACATTATTCTGATTGGTTATATATCTGGAATGAACTTTCTCTACCAATTGGAAAACGTTTCGCTTGGGATACTATGGTTGGTGCTGATAGTGATGCTTTAAATAGTGCTGCTTATAGTAATAATTCAGAAGAAACCACTTATTTATATATTCCTCTTGAATTCTGGTTCTGTCGCAATATAGGTCTATCATTACCATTAATAGCTCTTCAATATCACGAAGTTAAAATTAAAATTGATTTTGAAACTTTCCAAAATTGTACTTTTGTAAAAACAGGAGCTAATGGTGCTGTTGGTGAAAGTACCGCAACTTCTTCATTAGAAAGTCCTAATTTATGGGTTGATTATATTTATCTTGATACTGATGAACGTCGCAAATTCGCTCAATTATCTCATGAATATTTAATAGAACAATTACAATTCACAGGAACTGAAACTTTAAATTCTTCTGGTTCCCGTATTAAATTAAATTTTAATCATCCTTGCAAAGAATTAATATGGGTACCTAAAATACATAATGATGCTGTTTCACAATGGTATAATTATACTTATTCAACTGCAATAATAGCAAATAATACAAATGCTTATAGTGATTTTAAATTACCAGATTATTCATTTACATCTGGTACAATTAAAAATTATTCAGTAACTTCAAATCTAGTTAATACAAGTGCTGTTTTAGATGATACTAAATTAAATAATGCTATAATTGATAATATAATTCCATATAGTGAGTCTGTTGTTAATGATATTAAAAATAAATTTAAAAATCCATTTGAAAGTTGTCTATTACAATTAAATGGCAATGACCGTTTTAATGTAAGATATGGAACTTATTTCAATTTAGTTCAACCATATCAACATCATACAAATATACCAAGAAATCGTGGAATTAATGTTTATTCATTTGCTCTCAAACCAGAAGAACATCAACCATCAGGAACTCTAAATATGTCTCGTATAGATACAGCTATATTAGATCTAAAAGTATTATCAGGTGTTTCTGGAGCTGTAAATATATATGCTGTTAATTATAATGTTCTCCGTATTCTTTCAGGTATGGGAGGTTTAGCATATTCAAATTAAAAATATATACTTTTTTTTTCTCCTATTATAGTATAAAGAATATAGCATAAATGGGTGGTGGTCTTCTTCAACTTGTTGCTTATG